GGTGCAGGTGCAGGTGCAGGTGCAGGTGCAGGCGCAGGTGCTGGAGCCGGAGCAGGAGATGGTGAAGCTGCTGCAACTGCTGCTGCTGCTTTTTGAAAACTAGAAGTATCTTTTACCCCAGGCGCAATATTCTTAGCTGCTCTATCCTTTGCTTCTTGAGAAGCATCAAAACTTTTAGATACTTGCTCAGGGGTTATGCTTCCTGAATCTAATGCTTTAGCCCAATAAGCTTTACCGCCAGCATCAGGTGCTCGACCAAATTTGGATTGATAGAGATTGTCTAAGAAAGAAGATGTACTAGCGGCTGATGACATTAGAAGAATCCTCCTTGAGCTAAAACGTGAACAACAGTTGCAGCACTAGGAGTACTTAGCACGACATCTAAACCGACATATAACAACGCTCCTGATGGAACATATAACCCAGTATTTTTCTTATCTGTTTCGCTAACACCAGTTGTTCCTCCGAGATTAGGAACTGGTACTGTTAAAGGAGGTAAGGCAATATTGGTTCGATCCCCCATAGCGGTAGATCCAATAGTACCCGTCGCAACTGCAACAGTGTTCGCTGTTGTAATATTTGCTGTTGTCGTAGCTGTACTTAAGAATGCTATGACATTAGAAGTTGTTGTAGTCGCTTCATTACAAATAATTGATAAGCTATCAATCACTGATCCGTCATTAGCGGAACAGTCGACTAGTAAGACACATCCTGCAGGTGCAGGTGTGTTTAAGTTGGTTGCTGTTGTTAAAGCCGCCGTCGCGCCAAGTGTTGCGAACGAATGCAATGGTCTGTCGACCAAAAGCGGCATCTTGTTTGAACTGCTGGTTGCCATTTAAAACCTCGTCTTAATTAATTTTATAGGCTTTCTATGCCTACATTCCTGGACCAGCAGGAGCCCATCCTTGATGACTTCCTGGTTCCCCAGCCGGAATGTCTCGCTGAGGTCCACTATGCATTAATCCTAGTGCAGTATTTAATCCTCGAGATTCAGTACCTCGAGGACTTGTGGGTTGGCCAGAAAATAAAGGAACAGGAGGAGGATCAAAATATGAGCCTTTCATTTTCGGTTTATCAAAGCCTTTGAATTGAGGAGTGCTCATGCTAACGGTGTACTACTCAGTTGCTGACTCACATTTGCTACGAAAGAATCAGTAAAACTAGGCGTAGCTTGAACCTTCATTCCTCCTTCTCCTGATAACTGACTTCTGTCAGCAGGATTAGGGCTAGTGCCAGGGTTGCTATTCTGAGCCATTTCAACTCCCGCTTTATTGACATTCACCTGAGCACTGCTTGGTTGGAACATATCAATATCTGTTGATGCTGGTTTTTGATTTCTGTTAGGAACAATTCCCATAGCAGTTGACCTGTTAAATCCTGCTCTCAATGGGTCATTGCCTACCGCAAAACCAGATTCACTTGCATTTGCTGCAGGGTTGACACCTAAAGAAGATACTTGAGCTCCAAACTTGTAATCTTTTGTGGAAGCAGTAGCTCTGCTTTGATCATTAAATTCTGCTTTAACTGCACTTAAGAAAGTATTGACATTGCCTGATTTATTAAGTGTTTTATTTGGATTAGATGGAGGAGCTACTGTCATCTCGCTTCCTATCTGAGAGAAGGCGTCTTGAGCAGGTTGATTGATTTTGCCAAACTCATGTGCTTTCATTCCAGCATTCATCCCCATCTCTTTAGCCTTCTCGTCTTTTCCTCTCCCTTTTTGATTTAATACAACAGGTTCCCATTTCTGTCCGGGAAAACTACCTACAGAGTTGTTGATATTAGTTGCTGTGTATTGTGGAAACTGTCCGGGATACCCTTGACCTGTTTGCCCTTTGTTTGATGCTTTTCTAGTCATGAGTTACCTCCAGTTTTGTGATCCAACAGCTTGAGCTATTCTTGTGCCAACAGCAGTATCTGCTGGACCTTTTACAGACATAATAAACTCTCCTCCAGATCTGTCGAACGCATATCGACGAACCTCATCTCTGCGGTAATTAGCAACATATAAAGTTTCTGCTAATCGATCTACTTCTCTTAAGTAGATTTCTCTGTAATCCTTGTCAGCCTTAATAGGATCAGATTGATAGATGGCACGATCTGTGTCACCTGTGATCCGTTCGATTCGACTTGGCTGTGGCTGAGTTTCAACTCTGAAGACTTGAGAAAGCTTATAAGCCTTATCGCAACGAGTTAAATGTTCAATAACACGAGTGTAAAAATAACTGTCTGGAATACGAGCCATCGCCTCTTCGAGACGAGCTATATCTCCAGCAGGTAAATTTGCACCGACGTTGTAGCCGAGGTGAAACCTGCAACGGCTCTTATCGTAGTCGTTTAATTCCAATCGCTAAACAAAAGCCTTTCGTTCTATTCTAAGCAACGTAAATTAAATCATCCTTTATAACTTGATCCCAATCAACTCGACTAATCTTTCTGAGTTGATCAAGGTTCTTAAATTTCTCCCCGGGGAGAGACATTCTAAGTTCGAGAATTTTCTTTGCTGTGGCATACCCAATACCTTTGACAGACTTAGCAATTCCTTCAGCAGTTGCAACATTAATGTTTAATCTCGTATCAACTGGAATTGCAGTCTCAGGAATCTTGTCCTCGTCTTTTGATTTTTCAGCAGACTGAGGTTCTATTTTCTCTCCTGTCCTACCTTTATTAGGTTCGTAGGAAACAAGATCATCTAAAGCGACGTACTGAACAACTCCTGCAGAATTTTTGACCATTGCCCAATCTTTATCATGGTGGCCAATAAACTCTACAATTTGTCCATTTTTTTGATTTTGATACAGCGACATGTCAATAAAAAAGGGCATCCTTTTGAGATGCCCATATTGTAGTGAGAAACCTGGTTTAGGTCTCAGTTATATAAGGAATGAATGTTGACTCAACATCTGGAACATCATCATCAACGAAGTATGAAACTTCAACGATGATTGGAGTACCACCAGCTGCAGTAGAAGATAGATTACTACCTGCTGCATTGCCGGCTGCGTTGCGAACGTAGACCTTAAGAGTCTCTGATCCAGCCAAAACTGCCGCTGTAACTACACTTTTCTGTGCAGATGTAGGAGCAATAGTTGCCAGAGCAACTGCGACTGTTGGAGTAGAAACTACTGTTGTGCTGATTGTGTCAGCAGCATCACCAGCTGCAGGCTTAAGTGCAATGGTGTCAGTGTTAGTACCAACAAGTCCAGAAGTAGCATCACCAACTGCTTTGTCCTTCCTCACGTCAGGCACACGAATACCAACGTTGTAGACGCTTGCACCTGCGGGGAGAACGAGGTTAGTGATATTTGCACGAACCTTATCGTCCTGTCTCATATCAGGACTAGGAATGGTCACAGCAAATTCTGTGCCACCTGTGCCGTCAACTAATGCATATCCAACTTTCTGGAAATACTGACGACCTGGGACAGCCACGACTGGCTGACCTTGATAACTACTGAGTTGAGTAACCCAGTTACCGGGATAAATACGTTTTGCCATTGTTAGTTACCTCCTCAATATACGAATGAGTAAGCAACAGTTATGAAGTCCTTATTAAGGATTTCAAAACCAGCAAACAAGGACCAAATCATAATGATGAAGCGGGAAAAGTCATCATTATTGTTTAATAAGATCTGGGCATTGTTACCTCCAATACCAACACCAACTGCTTGTGGTCCGAAGAACAACATTGGAGCAGCTGTGTATGTAGCAGCACCAGCACCACCAGGGGCGTCAGCGATGCTTGCACTTATGGATTTCTCAGGCAAGTTGGTTGATTCGAACCATCTTACGCCCTCAAACAAAAATCCGGTTGGCATAACCGGCTGACCGGCTACAAAACCAGCTTGTCCATAAGCTGGACCCATACCTTGGAAGAAGTTGGCATTAGGTGCTTGCTCAGGAGACATAGGATTAACCATGCCGTTTCCTGCATAACGAGCAATCTCTCTAAATGCGTCGTTCTGTCTGAGATGCATCATTGCTGTTGGATCAGCGATACATCTGTAGTACCCATCAGAGAATGTTGGGACGTTGCGCTTACGCATGTCCTTAACAACCTGAAGTAGGTCAGTCTTTACATCAAACTTTGCTGATGTACCAGCAGCGTATGTAAAGAAAGGTGCTGCTGCAGCTTTTGCATCACCACCTGGATAGTAGTAACCACCTTCACTAGCGGAAGAGTTACCGTTTGCTTCAGCCTTGAATAGCTCGTCAGCGAAGACTCTGTCTCTCCAACGTCTGTAATCATCCAAAAGCGTAAGTGAACCTATGCTCTGATGAAAAACGTTGAGGTTACCAGTGTCTAATAAAAGACGCTGTGCTGTAAGCAATGTCTCACGAGCAACCTTAAAGGTTGAAGGAGAAGTTGCATCGGTAGGATCTGCAGGACCTGTATACTCTTTTAGAGATACAAGTACTTTGTCCTTAACGATATTTCTGCTAGAAGCTGTACCTAGTGTCTGATCCGCTGTACGCTCTCTGGAATCCTTATTACCAGGATTTCCCCAGAAGCGATACCTATCTAACTGGACCGTTTGGCCCGGCTGTTTAGCGAAGTCGTGTACCACTACAGGCTCTACAGCCATCTCGATGATATAACCGGGATGGGGCCTATAAAGCTCGGCTCCTAACAGTTTTGGGAAATCATTGTCAATCCACATCTGGGATCTCTAACTCCGAAAACTTATAGTGAACAAAAACACGACATTCGTCGTGCTATTAACTACTATAAAGAATACATATAGGGAAAAACTTTGGATGTTATTGACGTTCGAGGATTGCTCGGACTTTTAATTTCTGACGGCAGCCTTGTTCCATATCGCACTCCTGGAGGAGGATATATTCAACTGACGCTAACGGCAGGATCTTCGGAATCAGCTTTTCTCGAAGAAAAAGTAGACGAATT